GGTATCTTCGGCGATAATATCAATATAGGTAACTGACTTCTTTTGCCCGATCCGGTGAGCACGGTCCTCGGACTGTAATCTTTTTTCTAAGTCATATCCGTTAGAATAGTAAACCACCGTATTAGCCGCCGTTAGCGTTAAGCCATATCCTGCTGTTTGAGGAGTCCCTACAAGAAAACGTACTTTAGAATCATTCTGAAAAGCGTCTTTATTTTTGTCCCGTTGGTCTTGGGGCGTGAGTCCATAATAATCAACCACGGAACACGGACCATGGACCTTTTTAATTTCTTTAACTATGTTTTGAATATCTTTTTGCCAATGAGCCCAAATAATAGCTTTCCCCTCGACTTCATCTAAAATGTCCATTAATTCATTAAGACGATTACTTTTTATTGGTTGAGTCGTCCCATCATCCGCTACAAAATGGCCACAAGTAATTTGTTGAAGCCGCATTAACTGAGTTAGAGCAGTCATCGTAGTAATTTGTTTACCATGCAGTTCGGCCAACGCCTCTTCTTTCATTTGTTTGTAAACTTTCTTTTGTTCCGATGTTAAGTCTATGGATCGCTTCATATATATTTTTGGAGGAAGGTCCAGGCAATCTTCTTTTAAAACTCGATAAGAAAAAGGTTGAATTTTTTCAGAAAGTTCAGCTAAATTTCTAAAGCCGGAAACTAATTGAATGGAGCGTCCAGAAATAAAGGCGGTCTTCATGATGGCGTATCTCATTCTAAAAGAATAATAAGAGCTATGCCCTAAATGTTCAGGGTCTAAAAAATAACATTGAGCATAAAGATCTAAAGGGTTTTTAGTAACCGGAGCGCCGGTTAAAACCCTTCTGTATTTAGCCATCTTAGATATTTCAACAATACTTTTAGTTCTTAAAGCTTTAGGGTTTTTAATAGTAGTAGATTCATCGACAGCCATTAATGTGTTATGGGACAATAGAAATTTCTTAGCAAATTTAACCCCTTTATCAGTACTGAAGGCTTCAACATTCATAATAAGAATATGAAGATCATTACTAATTTCAAAAAGGGTGTTTAATTTGGATTGCTGTTTCTTATTAATTAAAGGCTGCCATAATACGGTCACATTCTCAATGTGATCCGGCAAATGAGCGGGTAATTCCTGGTTGTACCAAGTTCCTATAACTCCTTTAGGGGCAATAATTAAAAGACCATCGATTTTTCCTTTATCATATAACATAGCTGCATTATCAATAAGGACTTTAGTTTTACCCGTACCCATTTCCATAAAGTAAGCATAAGTTTCCCTATTCCAGGATTTTTCCAAAGCCGTAAGCTGATGCTTATAAGGCCGTGTCTTAAATTTATAATTCATACTTCTTTCTATTGACTTATTATATAGGACATATTATATATTTTGTCAATGAAAGAAAATATAGATTATAAAGATATTAAAACCTCCAAGTCTATTGTTTATGTTATTCAAGAAATTGCGGGAACAAGAGACGGGCGCCCGAAAATAAATATTATGGGAGCAGCTGAATTTGGAACATTCAAGTTTTTGTTACCTGAGCTTTCTCAAATTATTTTTTCACCGGGCCCTTTGATTTTTAAATTAAGGAAAGGTTTACAAAATTATCGACAACAGGATCTCTTATTATTAACAGGGGATCCAGCGATTATTGGAGTAGCTTGTTCTATAGTTTCAGACATAACAAATGGTAAATATCAATTGCTCAAATGGGATAAACAAGAAAGAAAATATTATCCTATTCAAATTAACTTACACGAGAAAGGAACAATAGATGAGTAATATTAATTTTGAAAAAGATCAAGAGGAAGTGTTAGATCGCACAAAAAATCTAACATCCCTAGCTGATCAAGTCAAAAAACTAAGAGATTTAGAAGATCAATTAAAGATGGATGAAGAATCTCTTAAAGATAAAAAAAGAGAAGCAGAAAAGATTTCAGGTGAAATTATCCCTACACTTTTAAGTGAAATGGGGTTATCATCTCTCAAACTCGCAGATGGATCTGCAGTTGAGGTAAAACCGTATTATGCAGCCAACATCTCTTTAAAGAATAGAGAAGCGGCGTATAATTGGCTTCGTTCTAATGGCCTAGGTGATATCATTAAAAATGAGATTACCGTTTCCTTTGGACGGAATGAAGATAACAAGGCGGCAGAATATGCTAACCTTGCGAAGGGTCAAGGGTTTCAACCGACACAAAAGTTGAAGGTTGAGCCTATGACCCTGAAAGCGCTGGTCCGAGAGCGTATTGAAAATGGCAAAGATATGCCAACGGATATTTTTAACGTGTTCGTAGGAAACCGAACAACAATTAAGGAGAAAAAATGACCACGAACAAAGAAACAAGTATCACGAAACGCGATGCTGGTGGAGCATTAGCAACAACTATGTTTGAAGCTGATGCAAACCAAGGTGCTCAGAACATAACGCAGGATGATCTTGCGTTACCGTTTCTGAAAGTCTTGGGTCAACTTTCGCCCGAAGTCAATACAAGGAACGGCAAATCAAAATATATAAAAGGTGCTGAACCTGGTATGATTTTGAATACAGTCAGCACTGAACTGTACGACGGCGCGAAAGGGATTAGTGTTTTGCCAGTCTTTTACAAAAGACAGTATATTGAATGGCAAGACCGAGGAGAGGGTCAAGGCTCACCTGTTCATATTTATGAAGCAGGCGATGACATACCTCAAACAACACGGGATAAATCAAATAAAGATCGTTTAGCCAATGGCAACTATCTTGAAAACACAGCCAGTCACTATGTGATTGTGTTGGGTGATAGTCCTTCAAGCGCGTTGATTTCTATGAAGGCGACTCAATTAAAAATTAGTCGTAAATGGAACTCAATGATGATGGGGATTAAACTTCAAGGTAAAAACGGTTTGTTTACGCCGCCAACATATAGCCACATTTATACGTTAAAAACTGTTCAAATGTCTAATGACAAGGGAACATGGTTTGGATGGGATGTGTCTAAGGAAGGTCCTGTTAAAGATAAATCAGTCTACGACATAGCTAAACAGTTTGCTGCTAGAGTCAGCAAAGGTGAAGTGGAAGCTAAACATAGCACTGATAAACGTGAAGAAGCACCATTTTAAAAAGATTCCGACGCGTGTTTGGAAGGGGGCGGTAGCGGGAGACTCAAGCCGCCCTTTTTAATTATATGATAGAACAATTTAAAAAAATATTTAAGGGCTTACAACGAGCACATGGCTGTACCCACGTTGAAAAAAAGAATGCAGATGGAACCAAACTTAAAGGTAAATCTTTTGTTAAACGTGAACCTGTTACCGATTTATTATGGGAGAATCATCTCAAAGGTATTGAACCTAGTCTTGGCATCATTCCCATTAATGAAGATAATAAATGTTCTTGGGGATGTATTGATATAGACAGCTATGCCAGCTTTAATCATAAACAATTATTAAAAAAAATTAGAGAAACGGATCTTCCCTTAGTGACGTGTCGATCTAAAAGTGGAGGTGCTCATGTCTTTTTATTTACCACAGTGCCTGTGGACGCAGAAATATTACGAAATAAATTATTATCCATTAGTGCGGTGTTGGGGTATGGAAATTCTGAAGTCTTTCCAAAACAGATCAAATTAAATTCCAAAGAGGATACAGGAAATTTCCTCAACTTACCATATTTTAATTCACAAAAAACAACAAGATATGCCTTTCTAGAAAATGGAGAAGCTGCTACACTAGATGGTTTTTTTGAAGTCTATGAAAGAAATAAACTCACACCAGAACAATTAGAAAATCTTAATATTAAAAGAAAACAATCTGATTTTATTGATGGTCCTCCATGTATTGAAACCTTAGCTGCTGAAAAAATTGGTGAAGGCAAAAGAGATAACACTCTATTTCATTATGCTGTATACGCTAAAAAGAAATGGCCTGGAGAATGGAAGAATAAATTAATTTTATTTAATCAAAATTATATGGTCCCTCCATTGGACGATGCTTCAGTAGAAAGAATTAAACTGCAACATGAGAAAAAAGAATGGGGATATAAATGTAAAGACGAGCCCATGTGTAGTTATTGTGATAAATTTTTATGCAAGACAAGACCTTTTGGAATCGGAGGAGAAGTTACTTTTCCTCTTCTTAGTGATTTACAAAAAATTTTACTCGACAAACCTTACTACTATGTCAATGTGGATGGAGAAAGAGTTAGACTGGAAAATGCAGTAACACTCTATGATCAAAGATTATTTCAAATAGCGGTCTTAGAACAAATTAATAAAGTCCTTCCTACTATTTCTAAAAAAGAATGGAAAAAACTTATTCAAGACTTAATGGACGGACGAGAGGATATTGATCCTCCAGCAGGCTCTTCCAAAATTGATCAACTTCAAGATCATCTTGAAGAATTTTGTACGAATCGTAGCTCAACAACCGCAACCAAAGAAGACATTACACGAGGAAGTGTGTTTCAGGCAGACAAAAAACATTACTTTATATTTAGTAAATTTTATCATGGCTTTTTAGTTAAAAAGAAATGGGATGAAAAACCTCAATTCACTCATCAAATGCTCAAAGAACATTTTAAATGCGCTGAAGATCGAATGATGATTGGTAAAAAGAAAGTTTCTGTTATTGTAGCCAGCTCATTAGAAAGAATTGAAACCCCTTATATTCCTAAAGAACTCAGACCGAAGGATCCTTATTAATGCAAAAAGTTTTATTAATTTTGTTTATTCACTATTTGATGATGGCTCAAATTTATTTAGGTGTCCCTATCCCATGAAAACAATTGTATTAGGACCACCAGGTACAGGCAAGACTACGACCATGTTGAATAAAGTGGATGATCATTTAAAAACAACGGATCCTAATAAGATTGGCTACTTTGCCTTCACTCAAAAAGCAGCCTATGAAGCACGGGATCGTGCCATGGAAAAATTTAATTTAAGTGAAGATGATCTTCCTTATTTTAGAACGCTTCACTCCCTGGCTTTTAGACGATTGGGAATTAAAAAAGAAAACGTGATGCAAAAAAGTCATTATGAAGATTTGGGAAAGCGAGTAGGCTTTCCTGTAGATTATATGGAATATGAAGATGAAGAAGGAGGAATTTTTGCAACTAAAAGCGATTACTTACGAATTATTCAACTCGCAAAATTGCGTAACATTTCTTTTGAAAGGCAATATGATCTCAAAGAGCATACTCAGGATGTTGAATTTGATAAGTTAAGAATCCTAGCAAATGAATTAGAACGCTATAAAAAAGAATATACTCTTATTGATTTTAACGACATGATTTTAAAGTTTGTAAAATCAGATGCGTCTCCGGCCTTTGATGTGGTCTTCATTGATGAAGCGCAAGATTTGTCACTGATCCAATGGGACATGGCGAAAAGCATTTGGAATAAATCAGGAGACTCTTATATCGCCGGTGATGATGATCAGGCCATCTTTCGATGGGCTGGCGCTGATGTCGACAGCTTTATTGCTCAGACAGGGAAAATTTTAAATCTAACTCAGTCATACCGAATCCCTCGTGCGGTTCATGATGTAGCCATGAAAATTATTGGTAGAGTTTCTAATCGTTTGGCTAAAAAATGGGAACCCCGAACCTATGCAGGAACGTTAAAGCGATATCATGATTTTGAACAAGTCGATATGACTAAAGGAGAATGGCTCATTCTGGCTCGCACACGTTATATGTTAAATGAACTCGAAGAAACGCTTTATCAAAAAGGATTATATTACAAAAATAAATTTAAAAAATCTTATGAAGAGGATTTATATGAAGCGATTATCGATTGGGAAAAATTACGTCAAGGCGCTTCTCTTGAACATAGCAAAATAGAAAGAATTTTTAGTTTTATTAGTCCCAAAAATTTAGAAAAAGAAAAAATGTTTGGAATGGTCAAGGATAGTTTTTATAATATTACTCAATTAAAAAAAGATTTTGGGTTAAGAACTGATGGAATTTGGTACGAAGCATTGGACGATGCTTCTTCACGAAAGGTCGAATACATCAGAAAGATGAGAAGCAATGGAGAACAATTAAATAAAAAGCCCCGTATTTTATTATCTACAATACATGGGGTTAAGGGAGGAGAAGCCCAAAATGTTGTTCTCTTAACAGACTTAAGTCTAAATACACAAAAAGGATATGAAAGGAATCCTGATGATGAAAATCGATTGTTCTATGTAGGGGCAACCCGAACGAAAGAAAATTTACATATTATAGAACCAAAAGATTTTTACAAAAGTTATCAAATATGAGTGCATATAAAAAACAAATAGGAGGCCATCACTATATGGACATGGTGATGCAGCCAAGTGAGTTTATAAATAAGAACAAATTGCAATTCGCAGAAGGAAATGCTATTAAATATATCTGCAGACACGCAAATAAAGGAGAAGTTCAAGATCTAGAAAAAGCTAAACATTACATTGATATGATTATTGAAAGAGATTATACGGCTCCGAAAGAAAAAGAAGAAACCTGGGTAGAAGGGTATAAAAAATGGAAGAGTGAAAGATGTCCGCATAACTAATGCAGATCCCTTTGTTCAAACCTCAAACGGAATGGTTACCCCCCGAGGAATTTCCGGATCTATCAGGGTACGAAGAAATTTCTATTGACTTAGAAACCAAAGATCCAGACCTCATTAAAATGGGTTCAGGCTCCGTGACAGGCAGAGGAGATGTGACAGGCATTGCCATCGCAGTCAAAGACTGGTCCGGTTATTATCCGATCGCTCACGAAGGCGGTGGTAATATGGACCGTAAGATGGTCCTGAAATGGTTTCAAGCCGTTCTTAAAACTCCTGGAGTTAAAATTTTTCACAATGCCATGTATGATGTCTGTTGGATCAGACACTTAGGTCTTACCATCCGAGGACGTATTATTGATACCATGATTGCGTCAGCCCTTGTTGATGAAAATCAATTACGCTATGATCTTAACAATTGTTCAAGACGTTATACCGGTAAAGGCAAAGATGAAGCTGCGCTCTATGCTGCCGCTAAAGAATGGGGAGTGGACCCTAAAGCGGAGATGTATAAACTTCCGGCACTCTATGTGGGAGCCTATGCGGAGAAGGATGCAGAGATTACCTTAGCCCTATGGCACGAACTAAAAAAAGAAATAGAACTCCAAGATATTGGCTCTATCTTTCAACTTGAACTCGATTTATTTCCATGCCTGGTTGATATGAGATTTCTCGGGGTACGCGTAAATCAAGAACAAGCCCTCAACGAAAAGAAAACATTACTCGAACAGGAAAAAAAGTTATTAACAGAAGTTAAAAAGAAAACAGGAATTGAAGTCCAGATCTGGGCTGCACGATCCATTGCTCAAGTCTTTGATAAACTCAAACTCAAGTATGATCGAACCATCAAGACTCAGGCTCCATCATTCACTAAGAATTTTTTAATGCATCATCCTCACCCTATGGTGAAGAAGATTGCTCAGGCGCGTGAGATTAATAAAGCTCACACCACGTTCATCGATACTATTTTAAAACATACCCATAAGGGAAGAATCTTTGCTGAGATTAATCAGCTTCGTGGAGATAATGGAGGTACCGTGACAGGCAGATTTAGTTACGCGAATCCTAATCTACAACAGGTACCCGCACGTAACAAAGACCTTGGACCACGGATCAGGAGTTTATTCCTACCGGAGGAAGGCCATACATGGGGTTGTTTTGACTATAATCAACAAGAGCCTAGGTTGGTAGTCCATTACGCAGGATTGCAAAATCTGTACGGCGTAGACACCGTTCTGGACGCGTATAAGGCCGGAAACGCAGATTTCCACCATATCGTAGCCGACATGGCCCAGATCCCAAGATTTCAGGCTAAGACCATTAATCTAGGATTATTTTATGGCATGGGTAAAAATAAATTACAGGCAGAACTCGGCGTGAGTAAAGATACTGCCGAAGAATTATTTAGAACGTACCATGCTAAAGTTCCATTTGTTAAACAACTGATGGACTCGGTCATGAGACGCGCACAAGATTCAGGAAAAATTAGAACGTTGCTGGGAAGACTCTGTCGGTTTCATTTATGGGAACCGCATCAATTCGGGATTCATAAAGCGTTGCCGCATGAAGAAGCGCTCAGGGAACACGGACCAGGGATTAGAAGAGCATACACCTACAAAGCCCTTAATAAACTCATACAAGGATCGGCTGCCGATATGACTAAAAAAGCCATGATTAATCTCTATAAAGAAGGAATCATACCCCATATTCAGGTGCACGATGAGTTGGATATTTCGGTAAAAGATGATAAACAGGCTAGACAAATAGTACAAATAATGGAGACCGCAGTTGAACTAGAGGTACCAAACAAGGTAGACTATGAATCAGGTAAAAACTGGGGTCAAATACATTAGGAGGAAACATATGGAACAAATAAAAAAATTATGGGGACTAGCATTAGCTCATAAAAAAATATCTATTGCAGTAGCTGTAGTTATCGTTCTTATTATAATAGCAGCTAACTAGGAATTTATGTTGAATGGCATACTTAAACGCAAACATACCTGTGATCTATTGTCAGATCAGAAGAGAGTATCTTTATGACCTTAAGAGACACCATGGCGAAGTGGAAGACTGCATGGTCTTTGGCATCGCATCGATGCCAGGGCGTGCTCTACTCTTTCACGCAATTATGGAAAACGGAGGTGTTTACTACCGTTTGCCAATCTCTGCATTCATTCAGCACGGGTTTGATGTCGAAAAAGTTCCTAGGATGCGACTTGACGAGTTGGAGTTATGGAATTCTTTTAGTTACTATCCTAGTGTTACTGTTTACGACGCTTTAAGTATTTCAGGAAAATATATAGGTAAAGATAAAAAATGGTACCCAGGTTCTTATCTTTTTACGGTTGACTGGGCTCATCCAGATAGTAATATAGTCGATACGGATCATTCAGAAGTTCCGCAAGAACATAAATGCGCCCACATAATGGCCCTGGAAAACGGAAATTATGCAGCTCAGCCCAATAATAGAATCTTATGGCATATCCCTTCTTATACAGTAAGGGACGAAATTCCAGATTGGGAAGTTAATCATACTATATGGAGCGTAGAAGATAGTAGAGATTGGCAAACAGAGGATACTAATAAATTCTTCTACGGTATTGAGGATAAAAAAAATGACAAAGTGTAAAGATTGTTTTTGTGACTGTCACTGTAATGTAGGCGAACATTCAGATGCTAATGGTGTGTGCGCATGCACTAAATGTAATTGTAATCCACAGGGAATTCAAGTAAACAACGATGAGTGTCTCTCATGCCAATAGACGAAAAAAAAACTTGCAATATGCATACCAGCGAAAAAGAAAAATCAGGTACATGTTGTCAAATAAAAGACGAAGAAGAAAAAACAGAGGAGCCAAATGAATAAATTATATTTAGTTCTTGCATTACTATTTGCATTAAGCGCCTGCTCGGTAGGCAAAAAATGTACCTATACTCAAGATGGGACGAAGCTCTCCTCTTATGTATGGTTTTATAATGGTGACAAGCCAATTGATTTAGATAAAAACAATTGTAACTAATATGAACGAAAAATTAATAACGGCACTACTCGCTATACTATTAGCGCTCGGAGGATGGACGCTTCAGCGTACATTTTCTCTTTCACAAGATATGGTTCTAATTAAAACCAAAGTGGAGATAATAGAAGATGAGGTACAGAACTTTAAAAATCTTAAGGGCAAGAAGAAGCGCAAGAAAAAGAAACAGGGAAACTAGATGGATGAAGTATCTAGTATCCTCTCTAATTATTATTTTACTTGTACTTTTTTCTGTTGGATGTGATGGCGTCAAGCATGTTATACAAATTGAAGAACCAACAGATCATACTTCAGGAGATGATGGTGGCAAATTAAAATATAAAATTATTTGGGGAGACGTGAATCAAAAGGAATAATTATGCCACTAAAAATTTCGGACGAAGCCAGAGTTCAGATGCCGATGAAAACGGTTGCCAGTTTGATCACCCTTGTTTCAATTGGAACCTGGGCTTTTTTCGGTATACAAGAGAAGCTCAACCAGCACTCAACACAAATAGAGATCATGGATAAGGACCTGGTCATGAATACTGAGTTTAGAATTAAGTGGCCTCGGGGTCTATTAGGAAGTCTTCCGGCCGATTCGGAACAATTTATGCTGATCGAGGAATTATATAAACAAGTAGATAAATTACAAATACGAGTGGATAGTATGTTACATAATGAAGTAGGAATTAAAGCTTTGGATAAAGCCGTAGATAAGCTACAAAAGGATGTAGAAAAATTAAAAGATAAGCAAAGATCCTTTGCTAATGGAGTACAATAATGAAGGAAATTATCATATGCGTCGCACTTTGCATGTTTCTCGAAGGAGAACTGGTCGAGCACACATACAAAAGCTCAATGGGCGATTGCCTTAAGGCCAAGCGCGAAGCTGAACGTAATATCCAGCCGGAGCGCGTCCAATTTAAATGCGGTGCTAATGTTAAAGCTGAGGTCGAGTACATAGAAGAAAAAGGAGAGACCGCTCCTCGGACAAGAATCATACGAGTCATCGAGCATGGATATACCAGTGACTCGTACGACGCGGAATCAAAATACTAATGACAATACTTGGGTGCTATAGAGCAGCTGTTATCATAGCAATAATATATTTATACTATATTCATACGGTGAAATGTGTTTAATGAAATGGATCCTCGGCATCTTAATTGGAATCTCCATAGGAATCACTGTAGGATTCAGTGTCTACCACTATTTTTTTATGGAGAGATTTAGTTGTTGCGGCGTTTATGGCTAAGAAAAAAACCAGGAATCCTATCGCTCAAATATTAAAATACTTTACACCAAAACGATTTAAAGATAAAACTAAATACGAGAGGAAAAAATATGTTTGGAGGCGGAAAATTCGGCGGACACATGATCTTTAAGACTGAGGTCGTAAATGGGGTCTGTCCTACATGCCAGGCAGACGTGGTTTTTGTTTCTCTGGCTCAAAGTCTGTATCGTTGCACGAATTGCGGCTCCGATCTTGAACAAAAAGTTAATGGAGTCATTAGCTATATTCCGGCCTCATCAACCATGAGTTCTAATAGGCCGGTTCTAAAAAGCGTAGAATCGGATGGCCCGAAACAAACCTAGGGCGTATGGGTTCGTTCACGTAAAAAAGCAACAGCGCAAACGACCCGGCCGGCATTCCAAAAGACCCAATAAGCGTAGCAAACGTAAGAAGTCACGCGGCCAGGGTTAACAAGATTTACAAATAGTAAAACATTTCTTTACAAAACATTACAAATTAACCGCAGATACCAATGTTTTTTCTTGCATCGCCTCTAATTGTAACGTATGTAAATTATATGGACAACTTCTCATATTCAAATTGCGTAGTACACGACGATACCTTTGATTGGGGCGGAAAATAATTTCTACTAGCGCTTGACATAAGTCCTACGAAACCCTATATTACCCCTATGAAAGAATCACGTTTAGTATCGGTGCGTGACAAACTTTATAAAGTCCGATGCATATAACAAGGAGAAAGTAAGATGAGTAAAAAGCAAGACAAAAAACACAAACAATATACGGTAGTATATTGTACTAAGGATTACTCTTGGTTTAAAAAAACAAAGGGTAATAGACCAGCTAAATCTAGCCACATTAGAAAAATAAAAAATTCTATTGCGGAAAAAGATTTAAAAATGGTTGTTTACGTAAACTCGGATGGATGTATTCGTGAAGGCCATACGACTTTTGAAGTTAGAAAAGAACTAGGTTTACCTATCTATTATATTATCAATGACGATTTTGATGCTTTAGATGTACCTAGATTTAATTCTAGCAGAGAAAGTTGGTCTTTTCCTAATACTTTATCTTTTTTTAGCGTTCGACAAAAAAGAGCATATAAAATTGTAGCAAGCAGAATGTCAAAATATTATATGCCTATTCAAGAAACGGTTGGATTGCTAAAAGGAGAAACAAGTCCTTCAATGGGAACATCCGAAGACTTTAAATGGGGCAGATATACCCTACAATACTCGGAGATTAAAACATTCGATAATCTTGTAGGACCTATGAGAAAATTATGGGATCTCCGTAATGCTGGAAAAAAGATGCCTAGAAGTTTTATTAGAATGGCAGCTATAGCAGCTAAAAACCCTAATTATAATTTTGAAAGAGCTAAAACAGCTATAACCAACAGCGGTGCTAAGTTGGATGGATGTAGTTCTACTCAAGAATATATTGATAATTTTGGTTTTATTTTTGATAAAGGTCTAGATAGATCTAAAAGATTATATCTTAAAAGATTTTTCGAGGACAAAACATACGAAAAAAAAGAAGGAGAATCTCTACATTAAATGAGATACGAATATACAGTAACGAAAGAAGGTGGAGAAGCTGAGATCATGAAGGCGATGAGCTGGAAGAAACTCTTTAAGAGTCTCTTGCTCAAATATCCTAAATTCAGTGGCTGGTGTACCTACATCAATAAACATGGACATGTTCAAGTGAGAGCTTTTAGCAAAGGTAAAGAAACTAGAAAGTGAAATACGTCATCATACTTCTGCTCAGTGTGAGCGGGGTTGAAGAAATAAAATTAAAGACGAGCGGTCTTAACTGCGGGGAAATAGCCAACGCGTGGCGTGAAGTCAATACCACGTATCACGCAGCACGGAACACGGACCCGAAGCAACAGGGCAACTATACCCCTGAGGGTAAACTCATGATTGGTTATTTATGTGAATAAACCTATCCTAAAGGGAGAGAGGATAGGTATTAAAGGTGAGGCTGCAAGCCTAGCACATTTTCAACACCCTTATCAAGAGGTATCTGTAAGTCTACAGACATATTTAGTACCCACCTGGTATTTATTAACATTAGCATACCCCATCTTCTGCAAAAGAGTGACGGATTCTTTATGAGCGGCAAGCGAGCACTCATACCAGGAGTCATAAAGCTTTGGTGATTCTATAGGGGAGAGGCAGCCATTATTGTTAACAAATGAGCACACCCATAATATTAATATATATTTCATCTTGACATCTTTGAATTAAAATCCTATATTCTAGTTTAAAAGGAAAGAATATGACAGACATTAGTAAATATCGAAACGTATCTTTAACACATGATACCTATAACACATTAGTGAGGCTATCAAAGACTTTATTGCCGGAAGCGAAATTATCCATCAGTAAAACCGTTGAAGCTTTAGCTAACGAGAAAGATAAAAAGCTCAATGGGAAGATCCGCAAATAGTTTTACGACTTGGGTAGGCCACGCTTTAGAAATTAATAACGATCGAGTGGATCTGCCTGAAAAAGATCTATGGGTCGCTGTCCTTTGCCGGGCGGCGCTGGATGCCTGTAAAGGGCCTCCCCATTTAAATATGAAATTGCCGTGCAATATTTCTCACAAAAATTATTACGATTACAATCGAGAAGCCGCCCGCCATTTCTTTTTGGAAGGGGGTCCGCATTTCAGAAACATTTGTGAAATGGCTGGAAGGAATCCTTACTACGTCCGAGAAAAAATTTCACAAATTTTATTAGGAAAAAAATCCTGGAATGAGGATATCCCCATCACGTCTCATTATCGCCAGGGTCCTAAACGAGGGAAACGAAAGTATCGAAAGAAACATTTAACCGGGAACGCCTACTACGCAGCGAAAGCGGCCAAAGGTCCGAAGAATTTTTATTATCAGGACATGGGTAAAAAAGGGGGACGCCCGAGAATCTATAACAGGATCACATGAAAGAACTTATGATCCCCCTCAAACACACCCAGATCTGCGACAATTGTCGTGGTAATGGCTACCTGAATGTGGTAGACAATCAAGGATTGACTCAGGTCAAACAGTGCTGGGTTTGTGAGTCGAACGGAGAGATTAGGAATTATGATCAAGCTGAAGTGGACGATTTTATTTATCATACTTATTACCGTAAGCGGTTGTAGTGAGTTTGCACTCCTCATGAGTGGCTCCAGTATTGCTGTAAGTCAAAATGCTTATGTAAAAGCGTATAATGGTATGGATGTACTAACTATCATGGCGACTGAAAAAGATATAAAGCGACATCTTTACGAGAAAGGAAAAGAACATGTACAAACCCTTACCCGAATCGCTAACGATTAGTCAATCCGGGATCAATGGTCTGGGATTGTTTGCTAAAGAAGGCATTGCCCAGGGCACGAATCTTGGAATGTCCCACTTGAAATTGGGAGAAAAAATTTTTAGAACCCCACTCGGGGGATTCATTAATCATGCGAACGAGGCCAATGTGGTGAAGGTCGAACTTCGGATGGTGGATGAAGAGGTGAAGGGAAACTATAAGAAATGGAATCTCATCACGCTCAGAGATATTAAGAAGGGAGAAGAACTCACGGTTCGTTATACGTTTTACAATATTTAGAAATGGGGCGGAAGCAGTTATCGACGGGGAACGGCCTCGTAGCTGTTACAATGCGCTTCCCAACCTCAGAGAAAAGAGCATTGTAGTGGCATCCGTAAATTATGAATGATCCTTTAGAAAAAATTTATAATGATTTATTTGACCATAGTATGCACCTGATGAAGGAACACAACTTGCCCGTGGAGGCTGTAGCCGGGTCCCTGATGGCCATTGCCATGCGACTGTATCGAAC